CACAAAATCAACATTCCCACACCTATCATGGCAGGAGTGCGAACTCCACTTCGACAATATGCTAGCTGTGTTCTTGTTGATGTTGATGACTCCCTCGATTCTATCTTTAGCTCTGATATGGCAATTGGCAAATACGTTGCACAAAGAGCGGGAATCGGTATCAACGCGGGTAGAATCCGTGGCATCAACAGTAAAATCAGAGGCGGAGAAGTTCAACACACAGGTGTTGTACCATTCCTTAAAAAGTTTGAATCGACTGTCCGCTGCTGTACACAGAATGGAATTCGTGGTGGCTCAGCGACTGTCCACTTCCCAATCTGGCACCAAGAAATCCAAGACATCATCGTTCTAAAAAACAACAAAGGAACGGAAGATAATAGGGTAAGAAAACTTGACTACTCCATCCAGATTTCAAAACTTTTCTATGAGCGTTTCATCCAGAATGGAGAAATTAGCTTGTTCTCACCGCATGATGTACCAGGTCTGTATGACGCTTTTGGTACTGATGCATTTGACTCTCGCTATGTGGGTTATGAACAGGATCAGTCTATTCCAAGAACAACTATCGGAGCACAAGAACTTTTTCTGGACATCTTGAAAGAGAGGGCAGAAACTGGTAGACTGTATATCATGAATATTGATCATTGTAACAGTCATTCTTCCTTTACCGACAAGGTTGAGATGAGTAATCTGTGTCAAGAAATCACTCTTCCTACCAAACCACTGAACCACATTGATGATGAAAATGGGGAAATTGCTCTCTGTATCCTTTCTGCTATTAATATTGGTAAAATTAGGGGCACTGAGGATCTTGAAAGCCTCTGTGATCTTGCTGTTAGGAGTCTTGATGAACTTATTGATTTTCAGGGATATCCCATCAGAGCAGCAGAAATCGCCACCAGAGCACGCCGTTCACTTGGAATAGGATATATTGGTCTGGCACATTATCTTGCCAAGCATGGTGCCTCTTACCAGGATCCTGAGGCATGGAAACTGGTTCATGATCTTACTGAGGCATTCCAATATTATTTGATTCGTGCCACAGTAGATCTTGCCAAAGAGAAAGGTGCTTGTGAGTATAGTAGTCGAACAAAATATGGTCAGGGAATTCTTCCGATTGATACATATAAGAAGGATGTAGATGAAATCGTACCGAATGAGCTTCACTATGATTGGGAGTGTCTTAGAGACGATGTCATCCGATATGGAGTACGGAACTCAACACTGTCGGCACAAATGCCTTCAGAGAGCAGTTCCGTTGTGTCAAATGCCACAAATGGAATCGAACCACCTAGAGCGTACTTGTCCACTAAAAAGAGCAAAAAGGGAACCCTCAAGCAGGTTGTTCCACAATACACAACTCTTAAAAACAATTATACGCTTCTTTGGGATATGGAGTCCAATAATGGTTATATTAATATTGTTGCTGTGATGCAAAAATTCTTTGACCAGGCAATTTCTGGAAACTGGAGTTATAATCCACAACAATATGAGAACAATGAAGTTCCTGTTTCAGTGATGGCACAGGATCTACTTAAAACTTATAAGTATGGATGGAAGACTTCTTATTACCAGAATACATATGATAATAAGAATGACGAACTTGAGGAAACAAAGTCCGAGTTAGAAAGTTTAATTAGTCAATTAGAAAACGCCGAGGAGGAAGACTGTGAGTCTTGTAAAATTTAAAAAAGATTCTGTGGACAACAAAAATACAACGGTCAGTCAAATGACCGTCTTCAATCCAGAACAGGTTGATAGAAAGAAACAACCCATGTTTTTTGGAAAACCTTTGGGAGTTCAAAGGTATGATTCTTACAAGTATCCAGTTTTTGATAAATTGACGACTCAACAACTTGGATACTTCTGGAGACCAGAAGAAGTATCACTACAGAAAGATCGTGCGGACTATCAGACACTACGCCCAGAACAGAAGCACATTTTTACCAGCAATCTTAAGTACCAGATCATGCTGGATTCTGTACAAGGGCGTGGTCCTGGGATGGCTTTTATCCCTTACTGTTCATTACCTGAACTAGAAGCATGTATGGAGGTCTGGGGATTCATGGAAATGATCCACAGTCGTTCATATACATATCTCATTAAGAATGTTTATTCGGATCCTTCAGAGGTATTTGATACCATTCTGACTGATGATCGTATTCTTGAACGTGCCACCAGTGTGACTGAGGCATATAATGATTTCATCAATTCGGCACATCATTATGATAGTAGTAATGATTGGAAGTACGCATTAGAAGAAGTTACCTATGCACAAGAATCAAGATATGAACTCAAACGCAAACTCTATAGAGCAATTGCAAACGTTAATATTCTTGAAGGTATTCGCTTTTATGTCAGTTTCGCTTGTAGTTTTGCGTTTGGCGAACTCAAGCTTATGGAGGGAAGTGCAAAGATCATCTCATTGATTGCTAGAGATGAAAATCAGCATCTGGTAATTACCCAGAACATTCTAAATAAGTGGAGAGACGGTGACGATCCAGATATGAAAAAGATCGCTAAGGAAGAAGAACCTTGGATGATCAATACATTTAGAAATGCCGTAAATCAGGAAAAACTTTGGGCAGAATATCTGTTTAAAGATGGATCTATGATTGGTTTGAATGATAAACTGCTTCAGCAGTATGTTGAGTGGATTGCCAACCGTCGTATGAAAGCAATCGGTCTTAAACCAATCTATGACATTCCTGCAAAGAACAATCCACTTCCTTGGACAGAGCACTGGATTTCTTCTAAAGGACTCCAAGTTGCCCCACAAGAAACCGAAGTCGAATCCTACATCGTTGGAGGAATCAAACAAGATGTCAAAGGAGATACATTCGCAGGATTTAGCCTTTGAAGAAATATGGAAAGAAATGGATGAAATAGAACCTTTGACACCAATTGTCGAAGATTCTATCAGAGCATATAGAGAGGCAGCACTATCTGACTCTTATATGTTTGGTGAATATGATGGATATCAAGCATACAAGGGGGACGAGTAGTCCCTCTTTTTTTATAAATATTTTTATATGGATACAAAATAAAGAAAATGTCTCTGACTACAAGACAACTTAATGATTTCAAAAAAGTATGTGAGCAGTATGCTCAACCAGAAGAAATTATTGAAGAAGAACTCGTACATGAAATCTGCGATGAACTAGTTGAAGAATTGGTTACGGAAGGTTATTCAGAAGAAGATGCTATCATCATTGTAGAAGATGCTGCTAATGATTATATTGATGAGGCAAAAGTAACTTTCGGGCATGATACTCAAGCAAAAAGAGCGTCTGGTGCTCCTGTAGGTGCCAGAAGAAGGTTTGTCATGAGGAAGGCAGGAGATGCCGTGAAGAAGGCAGGAGATGCTGCCAAGGGTGCTGCTGACAGAGCAGTTGGCACTGCCAAGGCTGCCAAAGCAGGTGCTCAGATCGCTGGTTCTATCGCTAAGGACGAAGTTAGAAGAGCAGGTAGAAAAGCAGCACACAGTGCTACCAAGGCAGCAGATGCTGTTAAGAGTGCTCCTGGTAAGGCAAGGGATAAGGCAAAGAAAGGTATTAAGGGATTCCTCAAGCGTCAGGCAGAGAAGGTCGTGAAGCGTATGAGTGAAGAGAATGTAGAAGAGGCAATGCGTCCTGGTGAACGCCAAAGAAAAATGGCAGCAAAACGTCATGACCCATATGCATCTTCTAGAGATCGTGGAACTGCACACAATGTTGCAGTTCGTAATGATGGTCCTGGAACTCCTGGTTATGAAAAGAAATCAACTGGTGGTAAAGGTGCAAGATATGCTGGATATGGGGATCAAGGTGCTGGTAACAAAGCACGTCGTCGCATGGGACAAGAACCACTGAGAGGCAATACTCGCAAAGAAGAACTGGAAGCAACCGGATTGTTCTCTGAGAAAGAGATTGCTGCTATAGAAGAGGCAATGAGTTCTTATGATCGTAACCGTAAGAGAGCAGCACAAAGAGCAGCAGATAGAAATGCTGCCAGAGCTGCTGGCAAAACTGGTGTAGTTCCTGGTGTTGGTTATGTATCTCCTAGAAAGGAGAGAGAAACTTATGTTGACTCGGCAGGTACTACCAGACATAAATCTGGGGCAAAGATGCCGAAAGACTGATATAATTCTTTAAGGGGGTTGACAACAACCCCCTTTTTTATTAGAATACCTTTGTTAGGGTTGATGGATATATAATAAGAGCTTAAACAATATGAATGGATTCATATGAAAACCCATGGATATATTTGGACAGACCTTTTACTGGGGATGATGTTCGGGACTTTTTTGGTTTTGTGTATAAAATTACCAATCTCGTCAACGGTCGATCATACATTGGAAGAAAGTATTTTTGGTCGTTCAGAACTCCACCAGGAAAGAAACGAAAAGTAAAACAAGAATCTGATTGGAAAAAATATTATGGTTCTTGTCCAGAATTAAAAGAAGATATCAAAAAGACTGGCAATAAAGTATTCTTTAAAAGAGAGATCCTTTCTTTACATAAAACAAAGGGAACTTGTAACTATGAAGAAACAAAACAGTTGTTCTTAAATAATGTCTTATCTGAATCTCTTGACAATGGTGCCCCAGCGTACTATAATAGCAACATTCTCGGACGCTACATGCGGAAAGATTATGGTAACTTTGGAAGACACTCTGAAAACGACTCATGATTGGGCAGTTGATAGACTGCACACTCTTTGCGAAACCGAAACAGATGATGTGCTAAAATTAGTTGAAGATGCTTATTC